GATGAGGCCGCGCACATTGACGGTTTAGATGAGCTATGGACCGGTCTTTATCCTACAATCTCAACTGGTGGACGTTGTATCGCTATTTCAACTCCAAATGGTGTAGGAGATTGGTTTCATGAGACATTTGTAGGCGCTGAGAGCGGAGAAAATGAGTTCCTTCCGGTAAATCTCCCTTGGGATGTACATCCTGACAGAGATGAAGAATGGTTTAAAACTGAGACGAAGAATATGTCTCGGCGTCAGATTGCTCAGGAGTATGAGTGCAACTTTAATACTTCCGGTGATACAGTTATTCATGGCGAAGACATTGTAAGAATAAAAGAAGGATTAGTTGAGCCAAAGTACAGAGTTGGCTTTGATAGGAACACCTGGATCTGGGAAGAAGCACAAGACAATGAAAGTTATTTATTAGTTGCAGACGTTGCAAGAGGCGACGGAGCAGACTCAAGCACGTTCCACGTTTTTAAACTTAGAACAATGGAAATAGTCGCAGAGTACAAAGGCAAGCCAACATCTGATCTTTTCTCAGAAATTCTTTTTACTACCGGTAATGAATACAAAGAAGCAATGGTTGTTGTTGAGAATAACAATGTAGGCTTCCACGTCTTAGAGAAACTTTTAGAGAAAGGCTATAAGAATATTTATCACAGCAAGAAAGGCACTCACCAATATGTAGAACAATATGCTGCTTTGGGAGACTCATCTGTTGTTCCCGGCTTTACAACATCTCTAAAAACAAGACCTCTAATTATTGCTAAGTTTGAAGAATTCATAAGAAATAAAGTTTTGACTATTTATTCTAAGCGTTTAGCAAACGAGTTAGACACGTTTATTTGGAAGAACGGAAGACCAGAGGCACAGCGAGGTTATAACGATGATTTAGTTATGGCTGCAGCGATTGGCTGTTGGGTGAGAGACACCGCTATTGTGGAAAACCAAAAAGATGTTGAATACAGAAAAGCATTTATCAATAGCATTTCAACTAATAGAACAACACTAGATACAAGAGCCCCAGGTCAATATAAGGCTTCTTTGCGAGAGAGTTTTGACGAAGAACAAAGAATGAGAAAAGATTATTCTTGGATATTTAAGGGATAGAAAATGGCAGATAATCAAAATACTAAAAACACCGAGTCTCCACTTTTTAAAAGATTAACTCGTTTGTTCTCAGGTCCTATTATAAATTATAGAACCCAGAATACAAGACAACTTCGTCGTAGAAGATTAGACAAGTATGCCCAAACATTTAAAGATGTAGCCGGTCAAAAGTTTGAGCGCGCTGGCTATAACCCCTTAGATAATTTCTCAAACTACAATATGAGCACTCAAAGTCGCCTTGTGCGTTATGGTGATTTTGACCAGATGGAGTACACACCGGAGTTGGCTTCTGCTTTGGACATCTTTGCAGATGAGATGACTACGTTCAACGTTTATAACAGAATGTTAAAGATCCAGTGCCAAGATGAAGAGATCAAACATATCTTAGAAACTTTATATTACAAGGTTCTAAATATTGAGTTCAACCTTTTTGGTTGGGCAAGGACAATGTGCAAGTATGGCGACTTTTATCTCTATATGGATATCGATCCACATTTAGGCGTTAAGAATGTTATCGGCTTGCCTTCTCGCGAAGTAGAAAGATTAGAAGGCGAAGATAAACAAAACCCAAACTATGTTCAGTTTCAGTGGAATAGCGCTGGTGTCACTTTTGAAAACTGGCAGGTTGCCCACTTTCGCATCTTAGGAAACGATAAGTTCGCTCCTTATGGAACATCAGTTCTTGATCCTGCTCGTCGTATCTGGAGACAGTTAACTCTTCTAGAGGATGCGATGATGGCTTATCGCATTGTTCGCTCGCCAGAGAGAAAAGTATTCTATGTTGACGTTGGAAACATTCCAGCCCAGGACGTAGAAAACTTTATGCAACGCTTCATTACTTCTATGAAGAGAAACCAAGTTGTTGATCCAGATACAGGCAGAGTTGATCTTCGTTATAACCCAATGTCCGTTGAGGAAGATTATTTTATTCCTGTTCGTGGTGGAGTTAAAACTGAAATCCAACCACTTCCAGGTGGTCAGTTTACCGGAGACATTGACGACGTTAAGTATATGCGAGACAAGATGTTTTCTGCTCTTAAAATTCCACAATCTTATCTCATCAGAGGTGAAGGTGGAGAAGAAGAAAAAGGTGCTTTAGCACAAAAAGATATTCGCTTTGCTAGAACAGTTCAAAGATTACAACGTTCCCTTATTTCAGAGTTAGAGAAGATTGCAACAGTTCACCTTTATGTTATGGGATATAGAGGCGACGATCTAATCAACTTTAAACTAAAACTTAACAACCCTTCAAAGATATCAGAATTACAAGAGTTGGAAACTTGGAACACTAAGTTCAGTGTCGCTTCTTCCGCTGTAGACGGATACTTCTCCAAGCGTTGGATTGCTGAAAACATCTTTGATGTTTCTGAGGATGAGTTCCTACGCAACCAGCGTGAGATTTTCTACGATAAGCAAATAGCTACACAACTTGAGAAAGTTGGCGAAGAGGCTGCTGCTGATGCCACTGGTGGCGGTCTTGGTGGGGATCTCGGAGGAGAACTCGGAGGTGGCGATTTAGGCGGTCTTGGTGATGAAGGTGGTGATCTAGATCTTGGTGGAGAAGATTTAGGAGGCGGTGAAGCACCTACAGAAGAACCAGCAGCCGAAGAAGACACCACTTTACTAGCAGAGCCAGGAGGTGAACCCCCCGGCAAGAGAGATGATTCTCCAAATTACAAAACAGTAAATAAGAAAACTGGTGAGACTACCACAACAAAATCAAAAGGCAAGAAGTACACTCCAGTTAAAGTAGATAAACGAGGTGATGGTGCTAGAACAAGATCTATGCGCGCTGACCACTCACACGAAATATCAAGAATGCCAGATAGACAAGTTAGAATGAATTTATCTAAGAATGCAAGAGCAATGCTCGGATTAGATTCTTTCAAGTCAATGGGTAAAGGCATTTTTGAGGGCAAGACTACTAATTACGAAGAAGAAGAAAAACAAATCTTCCAAGTTAAAGAAGAAATAAAAGAGATATTCAAAGATTTGGAGCAAAACTAAAATGGGTAAGCACAATAAAAAGAGAAACACTGCTTTTATTTACGAGACGTTAGTTCGTGAAATCGTAAAGCAATCAGTGGCAAAGAATGAAGAAAAGAGAAATCTTGCCATTCAAATTATGAAAGAAGCGTTTGCCCCCCGAACACATTTAAGAAGAGAACTAGACCTTTATAAAACCCTCCTTGAAAACGATAGTCTGGAAGAGAAAATCGCAGAAAAGATTCTTGTAGAGACTAAGAGTCAGCACGGTCTTATCGATCAAGAACAACTTTTCAAAGAGCAAAGTATTGCTATTTCTAAGATTAACAAGAAGTTGTCAAAAGATGTTTTTAACAACTTCGTTCCAAACTATAAGTTTTTAGCAACTATCTCACAAATCTTTGGGAACTCTGGATCGCCAAAATCCAGAGTTCTCTTAGAGACTCAGATAGTTACAAGATTAACTTCCAAACAAACCGCAAAAAAAGAAAAACCACAGGTGTCTTCACTTGTTGTCAAGACATTTACTAAGAGATTTAATGATCACTACTCTAACCTATTAGAAGAGCAAAAGCAACTACTTTCTAAATATATTTCTTCTTTTGCGGATAACGGTTTAGAATTTAACTTTTATTTAAGCGAGGAGATCGGTCGTCTCAAAGAGGTTGTTACCAAAGCCCAAAAGTTAGATGAGGCAAAGAACGACGAGAAGATAAGAAAGAATCTCCTAAAAGTCCACGACATTTTAGAAGACATTAAGAAAGAACCAATCAGTAAAGATGTTCTTTACAAGGTTCTACAGATTCAGCAACTTGAGAAAGAGATTATATCATAATGAAGATTGTAATAGATAACAGCAAGCCATTACAGATTAAGATTGACAAACCAGATGCGGTTGTTGAACTTAAAGCAAGAAAGACTATCGCTGGAGATATAATGATTTTTGATCATCCAGATATAGACATTATGGTTTCACCTTCTAAAAACAAAATATTTGCTCTTTCTAAGGATCGTTATGGCGATCATATTTATGCAACACAATCAAGACTTTTTGAGTGGCTAAGAAGAAACGGCGTTGTTGATCCTTCTAAGACAAGAGGTGGAAACGTCTTTGGTTCTCTAGAGAGCACAATGCTTATACCAGAAGAGAAACAAAAAGAAAATGTAAGCCCTGTTGATATTGCTGTTTACTCAATTGCTAAGTTCTTGCACAAAGAAGCACCTTCTGTTAAAGGCTACAGAGATTATGAAAATAACTTTGATAAGCAACTAACCGAACCTTCAGATGATGAAACAACGCGACTTGGAAAAGTCCCCCACGAACCAAGACAAGGCACTAACAACACCTACCCAGGTTCAACTGCTGCTTATGGTCTTGTCGGCTACTACTACGAGGAATAAATGAATCTACTACATTTTGCTTTATGTGCCTACGGTCTTACAATGATCGTTGTCTATGGCTCTATATTTGAGCGCTTCCGAAAACTAACAGATAAGGCAGGTTTCTATGGCAAACTATTTAGATGCCCTCTGTGCTTTGGTTTTTGGGCTGGAGTGTTTTTATGGAGCATAAACCCTTATACAGAACTATTTACATTTGATTACATTTTAATAAATGCTTTTCTTTTAGGATGTTTATCTTCTGGGACAAGTTATTTATTAACAATGCTCGTAAATGATTTTGGTTTAAAAGTAAACCAGAAGGAGTGATTATGAGTAACGAGTGGACTTCAAGATGGAAACT